TAATTAAACAAGGTATGAAAAAAGAAGTTAGTATATGCTTCTCAGATTTGCGTGGCTTCACCCCACTAGGAGAAAGTTTTGGTGATGATGTTCAAGGACTAACAAAAATAATGAATGGTTACATGGATGCCATTACACAGCCTATACTTGATGCAGACGGAATGGTTATTAAGTATATAGGCGATGCAAGTATGCACATACATAATGCACCAATGGACGATCCTAATCATCCTGCAAGTGCTGTGAAAACAGGAATACTTATGCTTAGAGCAGTAGAGGAATTCAATGATAAAATTGTTAAAGAAGGCAGACCGCCAGTTGGTATGGGTGCTGGTATTAATACTGGGCTCGGTTATATTGGAGAGATGGGCTCCACTGCAAGACACAGTTATGATATACTTGGCGATGCTGTAAGTACTGCGGCAAGAATAGAGAGCAAGTGTAAGGAATATGGTTGCTTGTTGTTAGTGGGAGGAGACACTTACAAGCACACAAAGAATCAATTCTTTTATCTTAAAGTAGATGACCTTGCAGTAAAAGGAAAGACTGTGGGTATTGAAATATACACAGTACTTGATCTCAAAGTAGACAAATATGCAGGTGCAAAACAACTACACGAGGACATGCATATGAATTATCGTAAGCAAAATTTTGATAAAGCAATTAAATTATGTGAGCAACTACATGATGCCTTTGAAGGCAAAATGAAAGGTTATTATGATATGTGGATTGAACGTTGTGAATTTCAAAAGACTCAAAAACTTCCTAAAGATTGGGACGGTGTATTTATAGCAACGTCTAAGTAACTACTCTCCAGGCTCCCAAGTCTGTAAGTTGAAGAAGAATTGTGCATAGTATCTTCCGTCTTTTATTAACTGTCTTGCATGAAAAAGTTCTAATGGTATTCCTACATCATGTTTTAGTATAGGCCAATAGTATCGCTTAATAATTCTTTCAAGTCTTTTAACATCGGCTTCTAATGCATCGAGTAGACTATTATTAAATTCTAAGTCAGTTAGCAAACTACTAAGCCATAAGTGATGTTCACTAGTAGGGTCATAGCGTCTAGTCATATCTCTTGCATCGTAATATAGTGCTCTAATAGGATTTATGCCTTTTCGATACCTATTTAATACATGTGGAAAAGAAAAGTCTCCGGATCTTGTTCTAGATTGTCTTGTTAGTGCGGCATATTCTTTTTTGAGTGCGGCTTTAAGGGACTCTAAACTTTCACCAGTCTTTCTATCGTACTCCTTGCTTATTTTGTCTGCTAGTCTTATTTGTCTAGCCGTAAAATGATGCTTACATGTTTCTATGTCTTCAATAGTGTACACACCGTCAAGTAAGTCGTGTGGTAGTGTTTCAGTCTTTGAAAATTTTTCAAGTTCGGCTTGAATCCGGACGCAAATAAAATCTATAACTTCTGGCAAAACAGACTCCTTGCAACATTACTTAGTTGCGTTGACTTCTAAAATTCTATGTAGTTTGTCTGTGCCGCCGTTACGGGTTAATGTTACTCTTGCACCCTGGTGCAATGGTTGAGGCCATCTTCCTATATCAATCCATGCATAACCAGAACTTTCTTCGTTAAGTGTCGGAGAAAACTCTTTTTCTACTACAGCGGCAAAACTATAATAGTAAAAGTTTTTGTCCTTACTTTCGTAAACATCAATAGGGTTAAGTTTGTGTAACTCGGGCATAAAACCTATTTCTTCGTTTAGTTCACGTTGTAATGCTTCGAATGGTGTTTCGCCATTATCTATAATTCCACCAAAGAATCCCCAGGTATGTTTAAAACGTTTATCACTGTTTCTTAGTTGTAATAAACATCTACCTGTGTCCTGTGCTAAAAATACAACACCTGCGGCAGTAATCAAAGTACTAATCTCCAAAATCCTGGATTATATGTACCTTGCCAACTACTTATCCACTGTGTACCTGTCCATTTGTATTGCTGTGTTGTATATGTATTTTTCATGTAATGTTTTGCTCCAGCATTGGTACTAGCATCAAACACCACTGTCCATGCGTTCCCGTCGAATTCTATTATGTCATCGGCACTTGCTGATATCTCTCCCCATTCTATAAAAGTAGGAACTATAGGTCCTGTTAATAGATATCGTTGTCCGGTTGCCTGAGCAATTAATGAACCACCTGGTCTAGAAACACCCGGGTCAATTATTTTATCTACTGGTGTAAGTGTGTCACTTGGTAGTGTGTCTGCATCTACATTGAATACTAAATTGTTTTCATCTAGAGTATTAGCAACAATACTACCTATAACCAATTGGTCAACTTGATCAGCATCTGGGCTAATATTAAGTTCTAATCTACTTGTACTTTGCAATTCTCCGTGCATTTCTATTATGTCTTGCCATTTTGTTGGTCCACCCATTGCTGTTAATAATGTAGCACCACCACTAACAACTTGTACTTTATAGTCACTAGGTGAAACAATTACTGTAGCATCGTCGTCTAACGCACCAAAGAAGTCAGCATAACTGCTATCAAAACCTAAGTCTGCAATACTATCGACACTATGTATATCGTTAACAATTCTTTGAATAATTGTTTGTCTTTTAACTTTAGCAGGAGGACTAATCCATATAGGAACAGCAAATGATAATGTAGATATATCAAGTGATTCGTCTACTCCTTGCGGTAAACTTCTACTACTCCAGTTAATATCCATAAGTTCTACTTCAAAAATACTGGTCCAGTCTAACGGGTTATCGTTAACTTGTAATTGTATGCCAGGGTTAAAAATTACAAAAATTTGTTCTAATATTTGTAACTTCATCTCGGTGTTTGTTGTCCATACATCAACTTGTATATTCAAGTTATATGGAACAGGCATATATCTTTGTGTAGTATATAGGTTGCCTTGTGCAGATGTATATGAGCCAGATTCAACGTCCCATTCTCTTTCTGCTACTTGATTTGTATCAACTAGAAAAGGGTCTTGAATTCTATCTTTTGCTGGCTGTATACTCTGTATACTAATTGTAATTTGCGGAGCATTGTTTACAGCATTCTCTGAATTGTTACGCAATATTTGTGCAACCATTCTACTGATATCGCCATATCGTGCAGGCACTCTGTTAAGACGTTCTGCGCCTTTAACTATTTCTTTAACTTTAAAGTTTGAGAATACTCGTACAAGTTGTAACAGATAACGTTTTACCTGTGCATCATACCAATAATCTAAGTTTTTGCCTGCCATAATTTATTATACGTTTTCTAAACGTTCCATTAATCTTTCTGCACGGTTAGTTACTTGTTTGTGCCATCTTGAATCTCTGCCTTCTATTGCGGCAGTTTTCCAGTCGCCTTCAACAATACCGGCATGCATTTTTTTAAATTTGCTTAGCCTTGTACGACCCATATTAAACATCATATTAACCAGGATTTGCTGTACTTCGTCGGGTAAGTCTCCAAACACCCCGTCTTCGTATAGTAACTCACACTCGCTAATTGCTGTGTCGAGGTCTTTTTCGAAGCACTCTTTTGTTCTTTCTTCTGATATTGGCGTTCCAACTTCTTGTCCGTACTCGGGGTCTGTCTCAAGAACGAGGTGGCCAACACCAAAGGTTGGGTAACCAAGGTGGTCGAGATAGATTTCATTAACTACTCCTTCGTCAATTTTCAGTTGTTCAAAAACTGCTTCTCTGTCTAATTTTGTGTCTTTTCCAAAAAACATTTCTGCTCCTATGTGTCTGTCCTAGGTTTTACAACCTGGCTTAAATTTGTTTTCTCAGCGACAATTTCTCCGTCACTGTTTGTTGTATATGTATCATTATTAATAAACGATGCTAGTGTTTTATTAGCAGTTGCCCAAGTTCGTTTATTATCATCAGCATACTTGACCCATCTCGTTCCTTTCTTTTGAAACAATCTATGTGGAGAGAAGTCAGTTCGTAAAAAGAAATCTCCGTCACTTGTGCCTGAAGTTGGGAACGATGCTCCACTGCCTACTAGACTTAATCCATTAGGTGCCGAAGCGTCACTTGGCTCTATGTATGCTTTGTCTGGTGCATTAGGATCAACATATAAATGACTTGCTCTATTCAATCTTGAATCTGAAGCAACATCATTTTCTGCTTGTTCTAATAACTTATCGTTAATAATAATTTCGTCAGCATATTTACTAAGTAGATTTCTAAGGTCACCTTCTTCTTCACCAGTACCAAGTATGTCTCTGTACTCTTGTGAATCTGTTATAGGTCCACACTTAACTCTCCACAAGTGAGGCCACCAACGTGGATCAAACCCTTCGGACGGTCTTGCACCTTCTTGCACTACATAGTATCTATTAATTGCTTCATCGCTACCTAATAACATGTCATCACGTAAGTGAGGTAACTCTAATACATCACCTGGCATTAATTTTCTTCCTATTGTTTCCATCATAGTTTCTATATGAAAATTAATGAATACTGTATCATTTGCCAGGAATGCACCAAATTGTGTCAAGTCAAATCCATCATTGTCTTGCAATTGGTATGTACCAATCATTTCAAAAATATCTTCACTGTACTTCCTGTCTCTATTTTCAAGAAACAATAAGTCCTGTATGAAAATATCTGATGTTTCACCGTTTGTACTTGGTCTTGTAGGATCATTAGAGTCTCCAATGTCCTGAATACCTAAGTATTTGTGTACATGTACACCGGTACCGCCAGCATGAAGATGCTCACCAACGACTCTATCAAAAAACTTATAGTCGTTAGTTTTTGTCGGATTCCATAATTTTAACTTTCCCATAACACTATTTATCAGAACTTTAACCAAGCAAAAATAGTACTGATAAATATCAATATGAATAGAGATACTATGTTACACGACATCAAAGAGCAGTTGGGCGAAATAAATATTGCAATTGAAGTAGGTGTTTGGAGGGGAGACTATAGTAGATCTATGATTTCAAAATTACTTCCTAAGACATTTTATGGTATAGATCCTTATGCTTTATATGAAGGATATACTGATAAACCGTCGCTTACTGAGTTTGCAGACCAAACTAATTTAGATATGCTATACAATAATGTTGTAAAGACATTTGAACAGTTTAATAGCGACTACGGCTCAACTAAAAGCATTTTAGTAAGAGATTTAGGAGCCAAGTATGCATCTCAGTTTGCAGATAACTCAATTGATTTTATCTATTTAGACGGTGATCATAAGTATGAACCTGTTAAAGAAGAGATAGAATCGTGGTACCCTAAAGTTAAAATAGGCGGTATATTAGCAGGGCATGACTACACAGAAAGAAGCCACATAGAAGAATTTGGCGTTATTCCAGCAGTAGACGAATTTATAGAAAGAACAGGATTAAAACTAAGTACAACACTACCAGAGCCTTATGCTTCTTGGTGGGTAACAAAGACATAGGACACACATGAAAATTTTTATTACAGGACACGACGGCTTTATTGGCTCACACATGGTTGAGAGACTAAAGAATGACCACGAACTAGGATTTCTTGAATATGATCTAAGAGATCATGCACAGGTAAAAGCACAACTACATGACTTTAATCCAGACGTTATAGTGCATTTAGCGGCAAGAACAGAAGTAGAAGATAGTTTTTATGAACAAATTGTATTTTCAGAAGTAAATTATGTAGGTACTGTAAATCTAATTGAAGCGGCTTCATCCTTACCAAACTTAAAAAACTTTGTGTTTGCAAGTACAATGGAAGTGTATGGTTGGCAACCTATTAGTGATGTCATTAGAGATGGCCATGACGTACCAGAAGACATTTTTGCTTTCACAGAAGATACCCAACCTAATCCGAATGCCCCTTACGCCGTTGCAAAATATGGATGCGAGAAATATTTAGAATATGCTAATAGAAGTTTAGGATTACCATTTACTGCAATTAGACAAACTAATGCATACGGCAGAAAAGACAATAACTTTTTTGTAACAGAGCAAATTATTTGGCAAATGCTTGACAATCCAGAAGAAGTATTTTTAGGATACGGCAAGCCATATAGGAACTTTATTTTTATTGAAGACCTATTAGATGCCTGGGAGGCTGTAATTCGTAACCCAGAAAAATGTGCTGGTGAGATATTTTGTTTAGGACCAGACAATGCTATTAGAATTTCAGACTATGTTGATCTTATTGCTAAGAAGTTAGGATGGGAAGGCAAAGTGCATTGGGACAAGAAACCTGAACGCCCTGGTGAGATATTCATTCTCAACAGTTCAAATGCAAAAATTACAGAAAAACTAGGATGGGAACCTAAGGTTACCTTAGATGAAGGCTTAGATAGAACTATTGCTATTTGGAAAGAAATTCATAGCAAAAACACCAAATTTAAGAATATTACCAATATAATCGCATAATTTTTGCATCTATTTTATATATAGTTGTTGACAAGGTTAAAAGATGTGTTAATATATGACATATCTTTTTTCTAAAGGAATAACTAAAATATGGCAAAACGCAAACCAAGAGCAAAGAACGTATACTTTTCTCCAGAACCAGATTGGAAGTCGTTGATGACTGCAACAACTGAAGAGGAAAGAGTTAAAGTATTCCGAGAGGCCGACTATTTTACTCGTACAGAAATTGCTGATAAGAAAAAGATACAAGTATCTCGTAAATGGATCGAAAATAAATCACCGTGGACTAGCAAAGATAAAGAGATAATTCTAGCAAACCCAGACTGGGCCTTTAGTGCAACCAGCAGTATATTCTTCATAGAAAGTAAACTAGGATTCATTCCAGAAAAAATTATGACGTTTCTTCAACGAAGGAAAGAAGAAGAATGGATTCCCCGTGGCAAAAAAGCATTAGTTGAGAAGAAAGAAAAAGTACAACTACAAAAAGAGAAACCTAAAGTAAGTATCCAAGATAGAATGCGAGAGCAGATAAGTGACCTTTGTGGTGACATAGAGTACTTCTTAGACGAACTGATTGACGGTGACAAGGCTCTCAAAGAGTTTGATCCATACAAAATGATGATGGCATATCAACCAGAAGTTAAAATGCCTCATGCTAAATTAATTAAAGAAGAGTTTGCTAGAGGACACGAAGAGGCAATAGAAGTTATAGAATGGCAAGACGAACAAATTAAAGAAGCATATAGTAACTTTACGTTAAAGCAACGTAAAGACTACTTACAGTACTTTGAAATGATTAATACTGCTTGTGATACCATAGTACAAACAAAAGCGACTACACGCAAAGCTCGTAAGCCTAAGGCTAAGTCTAAAGAGAAGATAGTAACAAAACTAAAGTTTAAGGTAAACGACCCAGAATTAGGTGTAGCAAGTGTACCACCTACAGACATTGTTTATGCAAGTGAATGTTGGGTATACAATGTTAAGACTAGAAAGATAGGTGTGTACAAAGCAAAAGACCCAGATCCTAAAAACTTACGAAGAGAAGGCTCAGGGCTTAATGTTAAAGGCACTACACTACAAGGCTTCTGCGAAGAGTCAAGTGTACAAAAAACACTCCGTAAGCCTAAAGAACAACTAAAATCCTTTGAAGGCGCCAAAACTGCTTGTAAGAATAGTTTTGAAGCAATCAAGACAACAGATACCAAAATGAATGGTAGATTCAACGAGCACACCATTATATTAAAGACGTTTTAGCCAGCATTGTCCGTAATAACCAACTAAATTGTGATAAATAGTGTTATGCCAGAGAATCAAATAGGATATAACAGCAGAGAAGATCTCGTAAGAGAGATGCAACTTAGGTTAGCAGACGACATTGTTGATGTAGAGCTCGACAGAGATCACTACGATGTAGCAATAGATTCTGCTATGAAAAAGTATAGACAACTAAGTGCAGGGGCGGTTGAAGAAAGTGTTATCTTTATTCAAACGCAAATAGGTGTAACAGAATACACATTACCAGATGAAGTCATGGAAGTTAGAAGACTTTACCGTAGAGGTGTTGGTAGTAATTCGGGCACTGGTTCAAACTTTGATCCGTTTGATGTTGCATTCAACAATATGTATCTTTTAAATGCAGGCCAGATAGGTGGCTTAGCAACGTTTGATGCATTCTCACAATACAAAGAAACAATAGGTAGAATATTCGGAAGTGAATACAATTTCCTCTGGAATAGAAATACCAAGCAACTTAAGATATTAAGAAATGTTTCTACTGACGAAGAAGTAGCAGTTGGAGTTTATAACTTTATACCAGAAAGTTTATTACTAGGTGATATCTATGCAGGTAAATGGTTAGGTGACTTTGCATTAGCTCAGTCTAAACTTATACTTGGTGAAGCAAGAAGTAAGTATATGGGCGGTATCCCAGGAGCAGGTGGAAACATTGTTCTTAATGGAGAAGCAATGAAACAAGAAGCCCAAGCAGATATGGAAATGCTTATACAGTCAGTACACAATATGGAAGAAGGTAACTTGCCGTTAGGATTCGTAATAGGCTAGGTTCTTTTTTCTATTGAATTTACTTACATCTGATGATAAGTATTTTTCGCACATACAGGTAATTTATGAATATTATTGGACTAGTAGGGTTTATAGGATCAGGTAAAGACACAGTAGCAAACATGTTTGTTGACAATCATGGCTGTGTACAGGACAGTTTTGCCGCTCCCCTCAAAGACTTATGCTCAACTATATTTGGTTGGGAAAGACATTTACTCCAAGGTGATACTATTGAAAGCAGAGACTTTAGAGAGACCCCAGACCTCTATTGGACTAAAAAACTTAATATTGATAACTTTACTCCTAGATTAGCACTACAACTAATGGGAACAGAAGTACTTAGAAATCACTCTCATGAAGATATTTGGCTAAACAGTTTAGAATATAGATTGAGAATAAGGCATCAAACAGATCCTTGTGTTGTTATAAGTGATGCTAGATTTCAAAACGAATTATCATTAATAAAATCTATGAATGGCTTTGTTATTTGGGTACAACGTGGAGAACTACCCAGTTGGTATGATGTTGCAAAAACATCTCAAACAAATGCTGTTAATAGAAAAATAATGCAAACACGTTATAACGAAGTTCATGAAAGTGAATGGAATTGGGTAGGCCATCCCGTAGATTATATTATTAAAAATAATGGCACGTTAGACGAGTTAATACAGCAAGTTGCTGAAATAAGAGCAGACATAGACGTCAAAAACCCGCCTACAGCACTAAAAATTGTGTGAAGGTATATTTATCTAAAACCCCCAAAACCTTGTTACCCAATATTCTATAATACCGCATAATACCGTCTTTTGGATAAATACATGTATCCATAACAAATTATATATAAATGGGAGAACAATATGGCTACATTAACCTCACCAGGAGTTAGCATTACCGTAACAGACGAAAGTTTTTACGCGGCGGCTGGCACTGGAACTGTACCTCTTATTGTTATTGCTACAGCAGAAGACAAAACCGCACCAGACGGTTCATCAACTGCAAGTTACACAACATCAGCAACTGCTGGTAATGTGTATTTGATCAATAGCCAACGAGAGTTACTTACAAATTACGGTAACCCTAACTTTAGAAAAAGTGGGGCAACACCTTTACACGGAGACGAACTTAACGAGTACGGCTTACAAGCGGCTTACAGTTTCTTAGGAATTGCCAACAGAGCATACGTCCTTAGAGCTGACATCGACTTGTCAGAACTTACAGGTTCTACATCGGCTCCATCAGCGGCACCGGCAAACGGTTCATACTGGTTAGACACAAGTGCAACAACTTGGGGTCTCAAAGAATGGAGCGGAACTGGTTGGGATATTAAACCAACATTATCACCATCTAAAGACCAAGTTACTACAGGAGCCTCACCGGCACCTAAAGCATCTATTGGTGTAGACGGTAACTATGCAGTTGTTTACTTTCAAGACACTGGCGCAACAATGTCAGATATCAAACTATTTGAAAAGATTTCAGGTGCATGGTATCAGATTGGTACTACAGGTTGGGACTCAGCATCAAGCGGTGACTTCCAAATCGCTAGACACACTAACGTTCCTTCAACAAGAAGCGGTGGTGGTGCATTAGCGGCAGGCGATCTATACTTACAAACTAACACATTGAACAATGGTTCAGTAGTTGGTTTAAAACTTTACAACTCTACTACATCAGCATGGACTAATCAGTTAGCATCATACAGACAAACATCTGCAGAAGCATACGCTGATTACGGTACTGCAAGTTTAGGTGATCTTTGGTTTAAATATTCATCAGAAGATGCAACTGTTAAACTAAAAAGACATAACGGTGCAAGTACATTAAGTATTTCAAGTTCAGCGGCTATAGCCGATGACGTTATTGTTACAACTGGTCATACTAGTGGTACTACTGCAATCAAACTTGACATCAATGACAGATTTGCTGTTAACGGTGCAAGTGGATATGTTAATGTAACATTCCATAACTTTGATAGTGATTCAAACGGCAAACTAAGTGTTGATGACATGGTTCAAGCAATTAACTCAGCATTGAGTTCAGCAAACCAAGTTAATACACAGGCAGGATCAATTACATGTTCAAATGTTTCCGGTAAGATCTCACTAGTTAATAGTGCTGGTACAGACATTAATATTGTTGCTGGAGATGTTTCAGGCTTTAACGCCGCAGACCTAAATCTACTAGAGAAAAATAGTAACTGGGAAGATTTAACATTCATATCTTCATCTTCTGCTCCAACAGGAACATTAGCAGATGGTACTTTATGGTACGATAACTTACTTGACAATACTAATATTGACTTTGTCTTTAAAGGTGCAGACAGTAAGTGGAATTCATATCCATTCGACGTAAACATTGCGGCATCAGAGCCAACAGTACAAAGTGACAAAGGTTCACTTGTAACTGGTGACTTATGGGTTAGTAGTGCAGACTTAGAAAACTATCCTAAGATTTACAAGTACAATTCAGCATTAGCGGCAGGTAGCAGATGGGTATTAATTGATAATACAGATCAAATATCAGCAGATGGAATTATATTTGCAGACATGAGAAGTGCTATTACACAAGGCGCCGGCGTTGCTATGGACAGTGATTGTCCTAATCCTTCAATATATCCTTTGGGAATATTAGGTTGGAACAAACGTTTGTCAGGTGGTAATATTAAGAAGTATTCAACAACTAACGCAAGATGGGAAGACTACAGCGGCAACTTTGCCAGTGGTGCTCCTAAATTGCTTAGAAAAGCACAAAGAGGTGCAGTTGTTACAGCATTACAATCAGCATTAGCAAGTAACCAGGATATCAGAAATGAAACTAATAGATATAATCTAATAGCAACTCCAGGTTATGCAGAAACGTTAGATGAAATGATTACACTAAACACTGATCGTAAAGAAACAGCATTTGTTATTGCAGACGCTCCTTTAGGATTAGCAAGTGATTCTACTTCAACTCAAGCATGGGCAACTAACACAGCAGTTGCTACAGCAAACGGCGAAGATGGATTAGTAAGTGGATCAGCATACGCGGCTGTTTACTACCCACATGGTATGTCAACAAACTTAGACGGAACCAACATTGTTGTTCCTTCAAGTTCAATTGCATTGAGAACACTGGCCTATAACGACCAGGTTGCTTTCCCTTGGTTTGCTCCAGCAGGTTTCCAAAGAGGTATCGTTAGTAATGCTACTTCAACTGGTTACTTAGATAGAGCAACAGGTGAATTTAAAGCAGTTGCATTGAATGAAGGTCAAAGAGACAGTCTATACAGCAACAAAGTTAACCCAATTGCTAACTTCCCAGGAAGAGGCATTAACGTATTTGGACAAAAGACTTTAAGTCCTACATCAAGTGCGTTAGACAGAGTTAACGTTGCACGTTTAGTTGTTTACATAAGAGAAAGACTTGATGATTTAGTTAAGCCATTCTTGTTTGAACCAAACGATGCTTCTACAAGAGCAGACGCTAAAGCAATCGTAGATAGATTCTTAGCAAACCTTGTTACTCAAAAAGGTTTATTTGACTTTGTTACAGTTTGTGACACAACAAATAACACCGCAGAAAGGATTGACAGAAACGAATTGCACATTGATATTGCTATACAGCCTATCAAAGCAATCGAGTTTATTTACATTCCGATCAGAGTACAAAACACTCTTGGTTCGACTGCATAAGTTAAACTTAACACTAAAAGGCGTCATTAGGCGCCTTTTTTTGTGATTATAATAACATACTTTAATATATTTGAGCCAAAAGTGATAAATATTTGCATATAAACGATTATCGTTATTATTTTATTAACGTAGGAGAAATACAATGGCATTAGAGGCTATACCAACATTAAATAAATTCGGAGTACCAACTGGTGACAGTACTACCGGAACTGGCATATTAATGCCAAAACTAAAGTATCGATTTAGAGTAACATTCTTTGAAGGCTTTGGTGGTGCAGTTGCAGGTGATAACTTAGTTATTACTCAAAACGTACAATCAGTAGAAAGACCAAAATTAACTCACGAAGAAGTTACAATTGATTCTTACAACTCAAGAGTATATATCCAAGGTAAACATACCTGGGACCCAATTACTGTAACTGTAAGGGACGACATGACTAATGGTACTTCTAAGGCAATCGGTAGACAGTTGCAAAGACAATTTAACCATTTCCAACAAACAACACCAAGTGCTGGTTCAGATTACAAATTCCAAACAGCAATTGAAGTACTAGATGGTAGTTCAACAGAAGCAACTGAGTATTGGGTATTAGAAGGATGTTTCCTTACTAATGTTAACTATGGTGATCAAGACTATTCTGCAACAGATCCTGTTCAGATCGTAATGACTATCAAGTATGATAACGCAACACAATATGATACAGATTCTTCACCATTAAGTCCGGCTCCAACAGCAGGTTCAGTTAGTACTAACAGAGCGTAAGACTAGCCATGCTAGGAGTTAGCAGATGGCTTTAGACTTTTTAGGAAAATACAGTGGCGATCAGAAATTTCTACTTAGAGATTTTAGGAATGCCGCAAGATTAACGCCCGGTGTTAATCCGCCAAGACAAAAGTTTGAGGGTTATGTAAATTTTATACTTAACCGTGAGCTTTATGCTACTCTTTATGGCGACCAATCAACCAATGAATTTAGAACACAAATCAGTAGTTTAGTTAGAACTGCTGATTTACCTTCTGTTGTATTCCAAACTGAAACTAAAAATGCATATAACAAAAAAAGAATTGTAAACACAGGTGTTACATATAATCCTGTGAGTATGACAGTCTTTGATACTGTAGGTAATGAATGGATTACTACATTAATGAAATATTTTTCATATCATTTTATGGATCCTCGTAATAATCAAAAAACTGATGACAGAGACATAGCCGCCGGAAATATCAGAGAAGGCGGAGTAGAAAACATTAATTCGTCATATGGTACTACCAGTAACAACAGCCAGTTTGATTCTAATGCCGCTGGTTATAACTTAAATGCTTCTGCACAATTTTTTGAACGCATTGATTATGTATTGTACCACGGAAACAAAGGTGTCCAATATAGTATTATAAATCCAATGATGTCAGAATTCAAACCAGGTAGTATAGATTATTCCTCAAGTGATGTGCAAGAATTTACAATGACATTTGATTATGAAAAATTTACAGTATATAATAAACTAAACTTTGATTTAGCGGCTGAAGACGTAGACAGATTTGAAGAACTAGGCGCAATTACAGGCGATTTATTTGAAGGTGGTGAAGAAACCAAGCCATTAGTACTACAAAAAGCAAACGAAAGAACACTAGGATACTTAGGATCAGAAGAAGACAGTAAAGCCAGGAGTTCACAACCAGCATATGCATCTCCAGTACCACCAGCAGATCCAAAAACTGATCCAGACGGCTCCGCAAACGGAACTCAGGAAGACGCAACAGCCACCGGAACAGGTGATGACACAGAAACAAATAATGCACCAGATAATGAATCACCTTCAGGAACATACTCAAACCAAATAGGAGAAGGAATCTTAGCAGGTTCATCTGCAGACAGTTCGTTATTTGGCAGTGATATTTTAGGCGATATAGCAGATTCGGCCTTATCTGCAGTACTTAGAGGGCAGAATGTTAAAGATGCAGTTATTAGTACAGCAGTTCATAACATATCAACAGCAATAGGTAGTGCTATTGCTGAAAACAACGCAACAGAAGAAAGTACTGAAGTTGCAGAAGCAGTTGGTGAAGATAATAAAATAGACCCTACTGCTCCTAATAATGGTGACGGAGCACCTTCATAATGCCATCTTCTAGTTTATACGAAACGTTTGGTAACGAGGTAAAATATTCAATCAGTGAAGGAACACTACATGCATATCTCGAAAATAGCACAATAGCATTTCCTCTTCCAGAAGCGGCTTCAGATATCCTTGCAGGATATGTTTCTTTTGATAAGTCAATTGATGGACAGTTACTTGATCAAGTAATGCAAAAATTAATAGTTGCAGGATTCCAAAAACCAAAAGCAAAAACAATGGCAACTGTATTATTACAAGTTGCAGAATCAGAAGGTATCAATCCTCTAACATATTTTGATGATCCTGATAAAGCATTAACATTAACTCAAGATAGTTATGATGCAATGAATAATATTCGACCAGCAGGCAACAGAATTAGTGTCACTACTGCAATCAATAATTCTAAAAATACCAGACTTAACAATTTAATTCAGCCATGAACAGTAAAAAGTTTGCAAGTGGCAAATACCTTGTGGAAAACCGTTCCAAGTATGTTGGTGACAAGCCACCAGTGTACCGAAGTAGTTGGGAGTTAGCATTTATGAGAATGTGCGACGCACATCCTAACATACATAAATGGGCAAGTGAGAATGTTAGAATACCTTATAGAAGTCCCCTAGACGGTAAGTACCACAACTATGTTCCAGATTTTATGATACAGTACACTGATAAAAATGGTGCTCAGCATGTTGAACTTATAGAAATAAAGCCTGCTAATCAAACCACAATGGAAAATGCAACTAATAGTAGGAATCAAACGCAAGTGGCATTAAATGCCGCCAAGTGGACAGCCGCACAAGAATGGTGCAAACGCAAAGGCATACGATTTAAAGTAGTTAACGAAGATCAAATATTTCAAACTAAGAAAAAACGTAATCCAAAGAAACGTATTACTAAAAAGAGAGTTAAGTAGTACCGATGCTTTTATGTGCCGGAGACAGTTTTGGTAGATTTAGTACTCCGTTAGGCAACAAAAAATATGCTAATGGAGTAAGTGCTGTAGAATTATTAATAGATAAATTAAACATTACAGGAACAGAAATTGCATGGCCAGGTGCAAGTGTAGATGCCACTGTAGCCAAGACAATAGATCACATAACTAAAAATAAAGGCATAAAATTTTTAGTTTTTTATATAACAGCAAACGTTAGAATTATGTATTCTACTAGAGAAACAGATGATTATTATTTTGCGGACAGCGGATACAATGATTCAGATTTTTTTAATGACCAAGAGATTTTTAATGTCCATTCTAACGATGGTAAAGGACACACACCTGATGCTTTTAAGTATTTCTTACACCAACCTACTTATAAAAAATATTATGATCGATATGCATACATAAATTTTCTATCAAATGTGTGTAAAATGCGAGGAATAAACATTCTTTATGTTTATACAACAAATAACGAATTAGATTCGCAACTACTACTAAACAATTCGGATCATGTTAGGTTTATAGATCTAGGTGACGTAAAGAGAATGATTACGAGTCCAGCAGATATGAAACACAGGGGCGGCAATCATCTTTACCCTGAGGAACATAAAGCATTCTTAGAAAAAATTCTAAACCTCCACGAATCATTTATATTAAACTCACTACAAAAATAATATAAATAGTAGTATGACCAAAAAACTAGAAGAAGAATTTAATTTACCACCTATGGACGAAGCCATTGAGGCTGAAAAAGTAGAACATGAACCCGTAAATATACAAACTGTCGAAGATGCAATAACTGTTAGTGAAAAAATTAACAATGCATTAGCAGAAGTTAGAGGCATGGAAGAACATGATAAAGAAATGGATAACATTGCTGTACAGGCAGTTGAAAGTTACGAACAGTTAATGAGTCTTGGTATGAACATGACAGATATGGCGGCAGGTAGTGTGTTTAACAATGCGGCAAACATGCTAAAAATTGCTCTTGAAGCCAAAGACAGCAAAGTATCTAGAAAACTAAAACAAGTTGACTTAATGTTAAAGAAAGCAAATTTAGATCAGAGGGTTAAAGCAAAGGGCGGCGATGCAGACTTCAGTGCAACGGCACTTAGTCGCAACGATTTACTTAAGATACTCGGAGAAAATGATAAATAGTTTTATAGTGGTATTTCCACGCAATCATTTAGGAGAATAAAATGGCACAATCAAAAGGAAACGGCGCAGGTGTAGCCGAATTTGTAACAGGTACTTTAGTTAATAAAGCAAACCTAGTTGCAGTTTTAGTTGACACAGGTGCAGATCTACAAGCAGAAGATGACGCAACTGGTGAAGCAGTTGAAAGAGCAATGCAATACATACAACCTTTAATGTATGTAATTCCAACAGCAAATGCTGGACAAATCCATGCAATCGTTGACGGAAGTCAGTTTGATGCGGCTTCATTACAAGCACAACTAAGAGCAATCGGAACATCCGCTGTTAATAGTTATGACTTCAGTGGCGCAACTGTAACTTTAGGTACTGGTTTAACAGTAGCATAATTTTTTAGTTAAGCAAATTTAAAAAGGCACATTTTATTGTGCCTTTTTTTATGGAAGAATGATAAATACATGTAACAGGAGATTTTAACCATGCAATTTAAAGATTTTTTAGCAGAAAGTTTAAACAAAGAATATTCATACCGCGTTAAAATTGCCGCTGACTGTAATGCTGATCATTTAGCAGTTATAGAAAAAGCATTAGGCAAATACAACGTAGTAAGTGTAGCAGATTTTAAACGTAAACCAATTTCAGAAAACCCAGTTGAGTTTTCAAGAACTAAGGGAGTTAAATTTGTTTCTGAAGTTTGCAGTACAGATGTTGTAGTAGGTTATCCTGTCAATAGTAGAATATTAGAAGTTTGGTTAGCAGTCAATTTAGGTATAGACCATGACAGAGTTTTATGTTATGATGTAAAAGATCCAAGAAGACTTCAATCAGAACAAGCAGAAGAAAGAGCTGAAGCAGATGTAGACAGACAAGTTAGCGAAGAAGATGCAGTTTTAAACAATGAAGAGCAAGAGCACTATGTTGTTGAAGAAGACGAAAGCAAAGACTATGGCTACGGCGAAGAGCATAATGCTAAGTTCATTGCAGAACTACAAAAAATCAAAGATGAAAAAGGTGCAGACTATTTCCGTAACTATCCTAGCAAAGGTGAGTTAATGGGAGATGCCTTAAGACCTACATGGGATAGCATTAATAATGTTCCTAATATGGGTGCTGGGCAAGAATCAAGCAAAGAAGTAACAACTATTAATCAATCAGGCGGTATCAAGTAATGAGTAAGATGAACGATTTGGATGTATGTAAATCATTATTAAATATTATAGATGAGATGTATGAGGCAGACGGTATTACACCGATAATGCCTGCTCCAGATCCTAGAGAAGCATGTCATAGCAAAACACATGACTGTGCAACTAAAGTCATTCACCCAACATGGGGCGAAGGCAAGCCAATGTATGAAAGTCATGCTGTACCAACAGACGAAGGTTATGTTGCATGGTATGATGTTGAATTTGATCATGGCATAGAAAAAGAAGTACCTGCAGAAGATATGGAAATTATCACACTTGCAGAACACGGTGCCGTAAATGCTAGTGAATTCAAACCGCACATGATGTTTCATCCAGAAACAGGTGAAGGCGTAGAAGTTAAAAAGAAAGCAGACCACGACAAGTATGCTAAGAAAGGTTATGTACATGACAAAAAAGATGTGAAACCTAAAAAAGTTGACGAAGCAATGAGTGATGCTTATGGTGTGGTTAATGCAGAACCTGAGCAAATAGAAGGTTCAGTTGAATTTAAACAGCACAAGAACACTGACAAAGGTTCAGTAAGCATAGAAGCAAGTGCAGACGATATGCAAGAACTTGCAAAAGTTTTAAAACTTGCAGGACTAACACTACCAAAAGAAATGAATGCAGAGCCAGACAACGACCCAGAGCAAGAAGATGTGTTGATGTCTCCACCAGAAGCAGATGATTGTTGTGATGACGAAAATTGTGATGACGATTGCGGTGATGAAGTAAAAGTATCAGTTCCTGGGAACGAAGTACCGTCAGATGCAAAGCAGACTTTGGTTAATATTATTAAAGATAAACTCCAACAACGTCTCAAGTAAATTCCTATTCGATATAAATACTAGCATGGAGCAATTACATGCCTAGAGGAACCGCGGATACTAGTTTAGTCAAACCTGCTAATCAGATTTTTGACTATGATGCAAAAACTATACTAGAATTTAAACAATGTGCCGACGAAGTAGACGGTCCGCTATACTTCATGACAAACTTTATGGCGATACAACACCCTACTAAGGGTAATATGTCGTTTGAACCGTTTGATTATCAGTTAGACCTCATAGCAAATTACAATCATTACAGATACAGTATCAACATGTTGGGTAGACAGATGGGTAAAACCACTGTAGCCGCAGGATACTTGCTATGGTATGCAATGTTTAAGCCAGACAGTACAATACTTGTTGCGGCTCACAAAGCCGTTGGTGCAAGTGAAATTATGCAACGTATACGATATGCATATGAAAGTTGTCCTGATCATATCAGAGCAGGTGTAATGGAATACAATAAAGGTAGTATTACTTTTGATAATGGTTCACGTATTGTTAGTAGTACAACCACTGAAACTACTGGACGTGGTATGTCCTTAACACTTGTATACTTAGATGAGTTTGCATTCGTTAGAAATACTATTGCAAAAGAGTTTTGGACCTCACTATCACCGGCATTAGCAACAGGTGGTAAGTGTATTGTTACTAGTACACCAAACAGTGATGATGATACTTTTGCAACTATTTGGGCAAATGCAATAAACACTTTTGATGAATACGGTAATGAATCAGAAGATGGCACAGGAAGAAATGGATTTAAAGGATACAAAGCAATTTGGGACCAACACCCAGACAGAGACAGCACATGGGCGGCACAAGAACGTAACAGTATAGGCGAAGAACGTTTTAGACGTGAGCATGAATGTGAATTTGTTATTTACGATGAAACACTGATTAGTTCTTTAAAATTAGTAGACATGAAAGGCACAGATCCAATTAGAACAATGGGACAAGTGCGTTGGTATAAGCATCCACACCCAACATGCACTTATGTAATTGGACTAGATCCGAGTACAGGAACAGGCGGTGACGCCGCAGGTATACAAGTTATAGAATTGCCTACTATGGTACAAGTTGCAGAATGGCAACATAACCTAACTCCGATCGAAGGGCAAATGAAAGTAATGATGGAAATAATGCAGTACTTACAAGAACTGCAAGTAGCACAGATATATTGGAGTGTTGAGAACAACAGTATAGGCGAGGCGGCACTTGTTGTGATCAGAGACACTGGAGAAGAAAGTTTTCCAGGAGACTTTTTGCATGAGCCTAAAAAAGTTGCAGGTAGACGTGCAAGAAAAGGTTTTCATACAGCACATAGAACAAAAGTAGAAGCCTGTCTAAGTGCTAAACGTTTAATAGAGCAAGATAAAATTACACTTAATAGTAAACCTTTACTGTCAGAGTTAAAAAACTTTGTTGCTAAAGGTAACAGTTTTAGTGCTAAACCAGGAGAACATGATGACTTAGTTATGTCTCTGATGCTAACAATTCGAATGATCAATTTTATTGCTACATTCGAAGATGATGTGTTTACAGCAGTTAATAGCACACTTGCAAATCCAAACGACTATGGAGATTACGATCAAGATTGGGACGACAACGACGATGACGGTCCTATGCCACTTGGTATACTTTGATAAAACTTTGATAAATAGTATTATAAGGAGTAATCTAAATGGCAGTAAACATTGACGTAGTTGCAGAAAAAGTATTTAATCTACTTGCAGGTAGTGGCTACGAAATCTCAAGCCTAAATTCAGAAGGCGAAAAAGTAATTGATCCAGTTGAGGCATCAAGATTTGTTGTTAATCAGCCTAATATATTAGTTAGACTAGACAAAGCAACAGAAACATTATCAATGGGTGTAAGAGAAGATTACGATAATGACACTCTTAGAGACGGGTTAAAACATTTAGCAAACGATTACTTAATGAATTTCGATTTTAGAATATTTGGTAAAGCACTAAGACCTAAATCCGAAACTATAGATATTGCAAAAAGATCGGAGAAGAAGATGGGCGATGTATTAGAAGCATTAAACGAATTAAGAAAAAGAGCAGGTTTAGAAATACACGAAGGTGAAGTTGGATCAGGATTCCAAGATCCAGAGAAGTCAGGTAAGAAACTAAACGAATTTCAGTTTGACCCAGGCACTATTAAATATGTTGACAGTTTTATGTCAGATGAACTTCAGCAGTTCAAAAGAAACCGTAATGTAGGCGAAATTATTTTGCCAAACAATATGGATAGGTTCATAGATAATGTCATTAGAAAAGACAGCCGCCTAAGCAGACAAGAAGCATACCAATTGGTATTAGCATGGATTAAAAACCGTGTTAGAGAATCAGTAGGCGAGAATACTAAGGACGCCTGCCCAAAGTGTAACGGACTTGGTTGGATACCAGATAGACCAGAAGAGGACTGTCCTGAATGTGGCGGCGAAGATGAAGATGACGGATACTTTGGTGGTACTAAGGAATACGAAAGTATGGAAGAGGCCGCAACAAAAACAGTAAACGGTTGTACAGTTTATAGCGACGGTAGTCCACTAAGTTTTGCAGATTGGAGAAAAGAGGTAGAAATGGAAACAGGTCATCCAATGAGACGTTCAGCAGAAGATCAAAAAATGGATTACAGATCTTACCTTAACAGATGTAACGAAAGTGTATGGGAGAACATATCCGAAGGATTCAGTTCTATGTCTGGTAGTAGCAAAACAAGTTACCAAGGCTTAGATAATGTCAAACTTATTGTTAGACATAAGAAAGAAGTTAACGAAGAAGTTAGAGGTTCAAGAAGCAGAAACATCCACAGTATCTTTATACAACGTGGAGACGAAAGATTTAAAATGGCGGAAAACAATTTAAAAGCCGCTCGTGCAATGGCAAGACATGTTAAAAATGGTGGAGAACCGTTTGACACAGTTGGTAATGCTATTAATGAGATGGCTACAGAGCAGAAGAAACTCAGAGAGTTTGTTCGTTATGTTAAAAAGTCTGGATTAGTCAACGAAGAAAATGAGACTTATGTAAATATTGCAGTTGAAAATATTAACTCTATTACAAGTGCATTTACAAAATTAGCAGGTGTTAAGTCATATGCTAATGCAGTTGAACATGTATCAGACAGAGCAACATCTGAAATTATTCAAGATGATATAGATTTAGAAAGTCAATTCACTGAAACACACTTTGATGATAGAGTCGCTAGTGTGCAAGATTCTATTAAGTCTGCAATGTTTAGAAAAACTCAATTTGAGAGTTCAATAGATAGAGCAGTAAGTAAAGAATCATTTGCATCACTTAAAAACATGCTTTCAGAAGATGATGGTATGGAATTTGCTACACCTCATGCTAAATTGGGATACCAAGTTGGCCAGATGAGTAATAGTGTTGCAGATTCGAGATTAGGTTCTTATCTAACAGGTATTAGTAAGAAGCTCTATAGCGGGGACAGGATGTCACAGCACGAATACACAACTATTAAGAGTTGTTTGTTAGGTGCCCATGCAGGACACGAAGTACCTACTAGTGTAGCAGAGAGCGTAGAAGATCAGTACGAAAAATTCATAGAGCAATTTGACATTCTATAACTAATCCACATCGTGCAATGCACGATAGCAACACAATTGATGTTGCTTTTAGAGTAGACAAATAAGCAATTTACCCACTTTATAGTGGGTTTTTTGTGGCTGGAAAGATAAATAAAAGTGTTAAGAAAAAATGTGTCAATATTTTTTAAGATTTATTTTAAAAAAACGGTTGACTTTTCTTATCTAGGCATTTATAATAAACCCGTTATCCACATGTTGTAGATAACAAACATGGCAAACATGGCAAACATATTAGGAGAAATATCATGGCCTCATTAGCAGAAATCCGAGCAAAGCTCGCCTCAATGGAAACCAAACCCGGTTCCCAGAAAACACAATCCGATAACGCAATCTTCCCTCATTGGAACATTGACGAAGGTACATCAGCAACACTTAGGTTCTTACCTGACAGTAATACTGACAATACTTTCTTTTGGGTTGAACGTCAAATGATTCGTCTAACCTTCCCAGGTGTATTAGGCGGAGAAAACAAACCAGTTACAGTACAAGTACCTTGTGGTGAAATGTATGGTGATACTTGTCCAGTATTAACTGAGGTTCGTCCTTGGTTTAAAGACGCAAGTCTTGAAGATATGGGCAGAAAATATTGGAAGAAACGTTCTTATATTTTCCAAGGTTTTGTTGTTGACAGCCCTCTATCAGAGGAAGCACCTGAAAACCCAATTAGACGATTTGTAATATCGCCTCAAATCTTTAACATTATTAAGTCCGCTTTGATGGACCCAGATATGGAAAACATTCCAACTGATTATGTTAATGGATGTGACTTTAGAGTTACTAAAACTACTAAAGGGCAATATGCAGATTACAGTACATCAAACTGGGCTCGTAAAGATAGTGCATTAGATGAAAATCAACTAGCGGCAATTGACACTAACGGTTTATTTGCATTAAGTGACTACTTGCCAGCACAACCATCCGCTGAACATTACAGAGTAATATCAGAAATGTTTGCGGCATCAGTTGACGGTGAATTATATGATCCGAATAAATGGGGTAACTTCTACAAGCCATATGGCGTTGAAGTTCCTGCAACAGCGGTTCAAGATACAAGTGCATCAGCTCAAACAACACCAGTTGCTACAGCACCTGCACCTGCACCAGTAACAGCACCTGCACCAGCAGTAGCGGAAACAACAGCACCTGTTGTTGAAACTGCACCTGCTCCGGCACCAGTGGCTGAACCAGTAGCAACTGCACCAGCGGCTGATGAAGATAAAGGCAAAAAATCAGCAGATGACATTCTGAATTTGATCCGTAACAGATCAGCATCGTAAGGAGTTATCATGCAGAAACCATTTGACTTAACAAAGTTCAGAACGGGTATCACAAAAAGCATCAGTGGTATCAGTGCAGGATTCCATGACCCTAAAGATTGGATCAGTACTGGTAACCACACACTCGACTATTTGATTAGTGGAGACTTTGCCGGGGGTGTTCCTCTCGGTAAAGTAACGGTGTTTGCAGGTGAGTCCGGCTCTGGTAAATCATTTATTTGTTCTGGTAACATTGTAAGGAACGCACAAAAGCAAGGATGTCAAGTTGTATTATTTGACTCAGAAAATGCGTTAGACGAGCAATGGCTACAAGCATTAGATGTAGAAACAACACCAGATAAACTATTGAAAATTAGTGTAAGCATGATTGATGACGTTGCAAAAGCAATATCAGAGTTCATGAAAGACTATAAAGCAAACTACGGTGATTTAGAGTATGATGACATGCCTAAGTTATTGTTTGTTATTGATAGTTTGGGTATGTTGTTAACACCTACTGATGTTACACAATTTGAAAAAGGTGATATGAAAGGTGATATGGGTAGAAAGCCAAAGGCATTAGCGTCTTTAGTTAGAAACACCGTAAACCAAATAGCACCATATCCAATTGGAATAGTAGCAACAAACCACACATACGCATCGCAAGACATGTTTGACCCTGATGATAAAATCAGTGGAGGACAAGGTTTTATATATGCGTCAAGTATTGTAGTAGCAATTAAAAAACTTAAACTCAAAGAAGATGAGGACGGTAATAAAGTTAGTACAGTACAAGGTATAAGAGCCGCTTGTAAAGTAGTGAAATCGAGATACAGCAAACCTTTTGAAGGTGTGCAGATTAAGATTCCATATGAAACAGGAATGGACCCTTATAGTGGTATGGTAGAGATGCTTGAAGCAAAAGGCATCATTACAAAAACTGGTAACAAACTATCTTATGTATCGCCTGTAACTGGCGAAGAAATTAAGGAGTTCAGAAAACAGTGGACTGATGAACGTCTTCAGGTAATTATAGACGAGTGGGATCAAAATCCTATTGCACAGAAAGAAGCAATAGAAGATATTGATCCTGATGATCTTGAACCAACTGAAGAGGAATATACAGATGAGTCCTGAAGTAGCATTACTGCATGAAGTATGGGATTCGGTAAGAACCCATATTGCAGTTAAGGAACGTTTACCTGAAGCAGAACGATTACTAAGGATGTTCGAAGAGCACATCGACATGTCAGATATTGAGGAAAATGCTCATGAATTTGACAAGGTTATGAAAGCCGCAATAATTACTCATTATGACGAAGGCTTTGATGAAGATGCAGACGAAGACGAATATTCGGAGTATTAAAAATGAGTACCTGGTATAATAAAGTTGTTGGAGATTTAGGTACTATTGTAGACAGTATTACTTACTTTGAAAATGAACTACAAGAGGCCAGGTTCGAGTGTAGGATAAAAGGGAGTCTGGAAAAAGCCAGTTCTTCCCTTCCTGGTTTAACAGAGTATCGTTTTAATCAACTACAAGAGATTGAAGCGATACTCGAACACTTGAATATTGAACTTCGCAAAGTTCGTTCAGTTACATTTCGCAAATACTTAGAAGCATATAACAGACAACTAAGCAGTAGAGATGCTGAAAAGTTTGTTGATAGCGAACAAGATGTAATTGACCTTACACACCTTACTAACCAATTCAGCCTTTTACGAAATCAATACTTAGGTATTATGAAAGGACTTGATACTAAGCAGTGGCAAATAGGTCACATTACAAGACTGCGAACAGCAGGAATGGAAGACATAGTAATCGAGTAATTTATGATATATGGTGTTGGTACTGATATTTTAGATAATAATAGACTTAGCGATTACGAAAAAAGCACTAAGTTAGCATTCAAGATACTCAGTACTACAGAACTTAACATTTACCAAGAATTAACAAAATCCCAAGCAATTAAGTACTTAGCCAAGCAATTTACCTGCAAAGAAGCAGTTTCTAAGGCATTTGGCACAGGTATTAGGGGCGATGTAGTAATGTCAAATATGGAAATATTGAGGGATAATCAAGGTAAACCATACCTAAATCCTCTTGGAAAACTCCAGGATTATATGGATTCTATGGGTATAACTGCCGCACATTGTTCCATATCTGACACAAATTTGCATACTATTGCCGTCTGTGTATTAGAAAACGGTTGACAAATACCAAATACTTGCTATAATAGTGGCATAGTTAGGAAGTTAACAAAGACTTTTAACTAGTTCAACTAAACGGTTGACAAGTTAGTAATTGATGTTATACTATACTAGTAAGTTAAATTATTGCTGTGGGAGGCAAATATGACAAACACAAACCAAGTAAAAATATTCCAAGGTACATACAGAAATGCTCCAATTACGGATACTGTATTTCCTTTGGTGAAGCCAATACAATATGGCAAAAAAGGCATGTTCATTACTGTAGATGCCAGTAAGGTATTAGATCCATCTAAAAAAGCAATTCGAGTATTGATCGAATCTGAAAAAGATGTTTCATATGTACCGGTAGAAGATCAAGTCGTTGAGGAAGTTGTTGCTGAAACAACTGAAACAGACGAAGAAGCACTTGATCGTATTGCAAAAAGATTTGAAATCTTAGACCAAATGACTGATGCTGTAGCAAACGGTGTTGTTAGAGGACTTATTGTAAGTGGCCCTCCAGGAGTTGGTAAAAGTTTTGGTGTTGAAAAAGTGTTAGAAGAATATGACATGATGACAAAGTTGTCTAACCAAGCACCAAGGACTGAAATTGTTAAAGGTTCAATGACACCAATAGGTTTATTCCAAACATTATATAATAACTCGGCGGCAGGTAACATCTTAGTATTTGATGACTGTGACTCTGTGTTGTTTGATGAAGTATGTTTGAATATGCTTAAGGCTGTTTTGGACTCAGGCAAGAAAAGAACTATTAGTTGGAAATCAGAATCTGTCGCTTTGCGAAGAGAAGGTATTCCAGATAGGTTTGAGTTCAAAGGTGGTTGTATCTTTATTACTAACGTTGACTTTGAAAACGTTCGTTCTAAGAAGATCAAAGATCACTTAGCGGCTCTTATGTCCAGATGTCATTATATCGACCTAGAGATGGGTAGTGTTAATGATAGGTTTTTGAGAATTAACCAGATCGTTAGGGATGGTATGCTAGAAGAATACAACTTTGGAGAAGATGGAAACAAAGAAGTTGTAGAATTTATGGTAGACAAAGCGACTAGGTTAAGAGAAATTTCATTAAGGATGGTCCTTAAAGTTGCAGACTTAAAGCAAATGTCTCCGGACACTTGGAAGGATCTTGCAGAGACCACCTGTATGAAAAGACTAACAGATTTTTAGTTCTCCCACACTAAAACTTTTAGTCGACTGGAGCACTAGCAATTATGCTAGTGTTCCTTTTATTATATTAACTTTAACTAAAGAGGTAAAATGAAAGTAAGTAAAATGTTGGTAGCACTAGGTCTTCTGAGTGTGATATTGATTCCAACAAATCTGATAGCAGAAGAAATAGAAGAAGTAATAGTTGTTGGGGCAACTGTTCAAGAAACAGATACTGACGCAACACAAGAAGTATCTTTAATAGAAGTACTAATGCCAGCTCAGCCTGATATCCCAGGTGGATATGGTGGGTTTGCAGGATACAACGAAAGAGGTGCTCAAACAGTACATTCTACAATTTATGTAAATGGTGTACCATCAAACGATTCTGGATCTGGCTGGTATGACTTTGCTCATGACTTAGCAACTGGTTCTGAAAAAGTAAAAGTAGTAACCGCACCAAACGGTGTTGCTTACGGCTCTGGTTCTTTAGGCGGTGCTGTTTTTATAACAGACTCATTTGAAACAGGTGCTACTGTAAGGTACGGCGATGAACACGAGTTTGTTAACTTACAATATGGTGAGGAAGACCTCGGGTTCAGTTTAACATCATTTGATGTTAACAATGGTAGTGTTAGGACAGATAACGAAGAAGATGACTACTACAATAATGTTTCTGCAAAAGCAATGTTTGATGCAGGTTTGTTAGATGTTGTAGTTACTTATTCAGACTATGAATATGATTATGATAATTGTTATACTGCTAGTTTTACTCAGAGTAACGATTGTTTACAAGCAGGTACAAGAGGTACAATAAGTGCTAGGAATGATAATGTAACAATTGGTTATACATTCAATGATTCCGAATACTTTACAGAAGGTGTTGCAGGCACACTAAATGAATCAAGTAGATTGTATATCGATACAAGAAGGTCTAAGACATTTGGTAAAGCAACTATAACATATGGTTCAACATTAGATCAAGAACAATACAACGAGTACGAGCAAAACAACTCGAGTGCATACTTGTTATCTAACTTTGGTGCATTTGATATTGGTATTAGAGCGTCAAGTGATGCAACTGTAGTTAGAGCAGGTTTTGAAAAGAATGGTTGGTCAGGTAGTATTGGTAGTAGTTTTAGGAATCCTGGTCTTTATCAGTTGTATGGTGACTCGTGGGTCCAAGCAAACTCTACATTACTTCCTGAAGAAGCAGTAGGTGGAGAGATTGGATATTACGGTATTACTGTATTTAGATATAACTTTAGTGAAGGTATCGACTATGATTCACAGAGCTATATGTACATGAACACAGGTAGTTATGCTACTGAAGGTGTAAGGTATAATAACACGTTTGCTATTCCTTATGGTGGATTAGACATAATGATCGGCTATACAAATAGTGATCAGCCTAGAATACCTGAATGGAAAAGTGCCATCAATGCATTTTTTACTGTAGGTAACTGGCGTTATACATTTACTCATTCTACTATGCTAGACAGAGAACCAAGTTTATACGATACATCACTTGACAATATTCAGGCACTTGACTTTAATGTTTCAAGAACATTTGGTCGTTTTAATTTAGCAATGCATGTACAAGATGTATTTGATGATGAGTACGAAGTTTTACCAGGATATGGTGCCGGTGGCAGAAGTTTTGTATTGACAGTAATCTACAAATAGTGTATAATTAACTTATGGCAAATGTAACTCTAGAAATAAAAGACGAAGTAAACGTTAGGTTCGTAGGACTTGACGTTAAGACTAGACGTAAAATTTCTGAAGAAACAAAATACTTTTTACCTTACGCATATCATATGCCGGCTTACAAGTTGGGTCGATGGGATGGTTGTGTAAGGTTCTGTGACATTGGCGGCAGGACTTACATGAATTTGTTAGATCGCTTGTTGCCAATAGTTACTAAAGAGGGCTATAATGTTGATGTAGTAGACCATAGACAGAGTTGGAGTTTTGATTTCCAACATGTTGAATCAACTAGTTATGATAGTGTAAGTTGGCCTCCTAAACATCCAGCGGCTGGCTTACCTATTATACTTCGAGATTATCAAGTAGAAGTTATTAATCGTTTCCTTGATAATCCTCAATGCTTACAGCAAGTAGCCACAGGTGCAGGTAAAACACTTATTACAGCAGTATTAAGTCACAAGTGCCAGGACTTTGGTAGAACTATAGTTATTGTACCTAATAAAGATTTAGTAGTACAGACAGAAAAAGATTATAAGAATTTAGGTTTAGATGTTGGTGTATTATTTGGCGATAGAAAAGACTATGATAAAACACACACAATTTGCACATGGCAAAGTTTAGCAGTACTAGAAAAGAAAACAAAGGCGGGAGAAGCCGAAGTAGACCTAGATGTATTTTTAGACAATGTTGTCTGCATTATGGTAGACGAAGTACACAAAGCAAAAGCAGATGTACTCAGAGACCAATTAAGTGGTATGTTTAAGAATGTTCCTATACGTTGGGGACTAACAGGAACAATACCCAAAGACGACCATGAAGCAGTTGCATGTACCTGTGCATTAGGACCTGTAATAGGTAGCCTAAGTAGTAAAGAACTACAAGAAATGGGTGTATTGGCTGACTTGGATATTAGCATATTACAAATGAAGGATGCTCCGGCAGGCTTTAATAGTTATGCCCAAGAATTAAAATGGCTTACAACAGACGAGACACGGCTACAGCACATTTCAAGTGTTATAGCTCAGTTATCTAAGAGTGGTAACACCCTGGTATTAATTGATAGAATTAGAACAGGTGAAATATTCACTGAACAAAATCCAGACTGGGTTTTTGTAAGTGGCGGAATGAAAGTGAAGGATAGGCAAACCGAGTACGATGAGATATCGGAAATGAACAACAAAGTCATTGTTGCAACATACGGTGTAGCCGCAGTAGGAATTAACATACCTAGAATATTTAATCTAGTAATGTTAGAACCAGGAAAAAGTTTTGTTCGTGTTATACAGAGTATCGGTAGAGGTATTCGTAAAGCAGAGGACAAAGATTATGTTAATGTGGTTGACATCACAAGTGATTTAAAGTATAGTAAAAGACATTTAACAAAAAGAAAAGTCTTCTATAAAGAACAGGGCTTTAGGCACACAATTACAAAGGTGGAATATAAATGAAAATATTAACAGTAGAAGACGTACCATACGAACTTGATACAGTACCGGAGCAGATTGACGATTTAAGATATTGTGCTCTTGATGCCTCGGATAAAGAGTGGGTAGACTTCTTCTTTTTACCATTGATCTTTTTGGAGAGTTTTTATGCTCCTGCAATTTGTTTGCAGATAGGTGAACATAAGGTCCAAATGCCAATGGATTGGAGCATACTATTATGCGACGAGGATATGGGAGGAGTTGAAACTATCCCATTAGCAAGTTTAAATAATAGGGGATTTAGAGCATTGTCAATGAATCCAATGAGTAACAGAATACCTGATAGTTTAGATGTAACAATAACCAACATATATCAAGACGTAAAATGGTTCTTTCCTAAACTTAAACATGGACATCTTTTAGCAGTACCTCTAGAAGATAAGAAAAGTCCTAAGTGTGTATTCTTTGTTAAAGAATTAAATAAGGTACAAGACTTTGATATAGGAGATTTAATTTAATGTATGAATTTACTAGTGAGAGTGTCAGCAGAGGACACCCAGACAAAGTAGCAGATGCTATTAGCGATGCTGTAGCAACATATCTTATTGATGGTAATACTAATCATAGAGCGGCAGTTGAAACACTTGTAACAACTAATATGGTTACTCTTGCAGGAGAATATAAAAGCGACAAGTTTAGCAAAGATGTAATTGCACAAATTGTTAGAGATACTGTAAAAAAGATTGGTTACGAACAAGACGGTTTTCATTGGAAACATTTAAAAATATATAACGAGTTACATGGTCAGTCGCCTGACATTGCAATGGGGACAGATGATTTTGGTGCAGGTGACCAAGGACTTATGTTTGGGTATGCATGTGATGAAACTCCTAATTATATGCCAAGTGCAATTTACTACAGTCATAAGATTCTCCAAGCATTAGATGATGCTAGGGCGGCCGGTGATGGTGATTGGTTAGGCCCGGATAGTAAAGCACAAGTTACTTTTAATTATGATAGTGTAGGAAAACCAACAGGCATTAAAACTATTGTATGTAGTACACAACATAGTGATGATGTAAGTACACAAATGGTTAGAGATAATGTTGAAACTATTATTAGAGAATGTGTTGGTAGCGATTACAACCTGTCAGAGACAGAATTTTTAATTAACCCAACAGGCAGATTTGTAATTGGAGGACCAGATGGAGATAGCGGTGTTACTGGAAGAAAAATTATTGTGGATACTTATGGCGGGTATGCTCCACATGGTGGGGGTGCATTTAGCGGTAAGGACTGTACTAAAGTCGACCGCTCAGCCGCATATATGGCTCGCTACTTGGCAAAGAACATTGTAGCAACAGGCAAGGCAAAAAATGCCACGGTACAATTAAGTTACGCAATTGGTGTTAAACAACCAACTAGTGTATATGTATATGCAGACGGAGAAGTAAGAAAAGAGTTTGCAGACTACTTTATGGACAATATAGATCTTACTCCAAAAGGTATTATTGATAGGTTTAAACTATTTGATATAGATTTGACAACTACTACAAACTATGGACACTTTGGTAAAGAAGAAATGCCATGGGAAAAGGTAGAGTTAAAACTATGAGCATCAGCACAGTAAACATAGATTTAAAAAACCATATTAGAACAGTATCCGGATTTCCTAAAGCAGGTATTGAATTTAGAGACATAACAAGTTTATTAGAAAATCCAAAAGCATTTAACAAATCACTAATGGATTTAACTGGACTTGCAATGAGTTTTGGTGCTGATAAAATTGTTGGTATCGAAAGCAGAGGTTTTGTATTCGGGGCACCGCTTGCCAGAGACTTAGAAGTGCCTTTTGTAATGGCAAGAAAGCCAGGCAAGTTACCCGGACAATGTTACACCCAAAGTTACGACCTAGAATATGGTAGTGCAAGTTTAAGTATACAATGTAACACATCAGTACTAAGCACTGACAAAGTTATAATCATAGATGACTTAATTGCTACAGGCGGAACAGCAATAGCCTGTGCTGATATATTATACAATGCATTTGATGTTGCTAAAGAAAATATTTTAGTTTTAGCACTAATAGACTTGCCCGATCTGGGAGGAAGTGCTATAATACAAGAACAAGGTTACAATGTAAAGACATTGATTGAATTTGAAGGCGAGTAATGAAAAATATTATTATTATGGCACTAGAGGCCGAAGCACCAAACATGGCAGAGTGGGAAAATGTATTTTTTACTGGTGTTGGTAAAGTTAATGCGGCAATCACAACTGCTAAGTTATTAGAACGTTATCCAGATGTAGAAAATGTTTTTAACTTTGGAACAGCAGGTGGCATAGCACCTAACCTTTCAGGCATACACAAGATGGGCAATTTTGTACAACGTGATATGTTGTGCTGTCCGTTTGGAGTACCAGAAGGCCAAACACCATTTGAAAGTTACACAAAGTTAACATTTGATTATGAAGCACTGACATGTAGTACAGGTGATAACTTTGTTACAGATAGCAATTTATCTATTCCAGCAGATGTTGTTGATATGGAAGCCTATGCAATAGCAAAAGCAGTATTAGTTGCAGATTGTGAACGAGGTGATACAGACGAAGCAGACTTTATAAAGTTTCATTGTTATAAATATATCAGTGACGAAGCAGACGAAAGTTCAAAAGACGATTGGCAGAATAATGTTGCAGACGGTGAAGAACATTACATTAAAATTTATAAGGAAATAGTTAATGGCTAAAAAGGCACCAGTACTACCATTAAAAGAAGTAATGGCGGCTTTGGACAAAAAGGATAAAGGTTGGTATAACAGACTAACACCTGAAAAAAGAAAAGCATTTAGCACATGGATGATGATGCGTTATGCTAGTAGTGTGCAAGGTCGTAATGCGGCTAACTTTTTGTTTATGGTTAATGAGTTAGTTAACAAAGACTTTGAAGATATTTACAAGCACCCAGAATTACAATGGTTACTAATGAGTGCATGTGGTACAGGTAAGATTGAATTTCATCCATACATTAAGCCACCAAATAGTAGAAAGAAAAAAGATAAAGTAAGCGAGTTTATTCTAAGCATCTATCCACATCTTAAGAGCGATGAGCTAGAACTAATGCTAAGTATAAACAGCAAAGACGATTTAAAAGAGTTTGCAAAAGCACATGGATACGATGACAAAACAATCAAAGACATCTTCGGTAAGTGATCCACAATGCAAGTGGTGTGGCAAGACATTTAAGTCTGAGAGAACTCTTGCTGTCCATATGTGCGTTAGAAAAAGACGCTGGGCAGACAAAGATTTAACTCATATTAGATTAGGCTACAGAGTATTTCAGTTGTTTTATGAACTCAATACTTCTGCTACTAAAAGTAAAAGCATGGAAGACTTTATTCGTAGTCAATACTATGAAGGCTTTACTAAGTTTGGTAGAAGTTGTGTATTGAATGAATACTTACAGCCTGAAAAATTTGCAGAGTGGTTAATTAAAGAAGGTAAAAAACTAGCAGACTGGAGCAAAGATTCTGTATATGATGAATTCTTATTACAGTATGTTAAAAAGGAACCAGGGCTAAAAGCATTAGAAAGGAATGTAGTGTATTTGTCTGAATGGGGACAAGAACATAAATGTGATTGGCAAGATTATTTTAAGTTAGTTAGCACCGCAAGAGCAGTTCATGATTTGCGTAGTGCAAAAATCTCGCCTTGGTTACTTTATCTAAGTGAAACAGGCGATACATTGTTAACAAGGCTAAGCACAGAACAAATAGGAATGGTAGATCACATAATTGAAGCAAAGTTTTGGTTAAGTGTATTTGCAAAAAACCCAGAAGAAGTAGAACGTATTCAATCAACATGTAAGGAAGCAGGTATATAATGAAAGTAAAACTAATTAGTCACTCACAAGCACCAGATTACAATGAGTCAGCATTAGACTTAGTGGCCTATTGTGCCAGAGTAAGTAATCCAGATAATCAAAACAACAAAGAAACAAGTGAAAAACTTGTTAAGTATTTGATGAAGCATAAGCATTGGTCACCACTTGAGATGGTATCAGCATGTTTAGAAATTGAAACAACCAGAGACATAGCAAGACAACTGTTACGTCATAGAAGTTTTAGTTTCCAGGAGTTTAGTCAACGTTATGCAGATCCAACAAAAGATTTGGAGTTTGAAATTCGCCAAGCAAGATTACAAGATCCTAAAAACAGACAGAATAGTGTACCGCTGGATCCAGAGATGGACGGCCATGCTGTATTACAAGGCACTTGGAAAAACAAGCAACAACGGGTCATAGATGCCGCCTTAGACGCTTATAACTTCGCTGTAAGCAACGGTATTGCCAAAGAGCAGGCCAGAGTAGTACTTCCTGAAGGAAACACGTTAAGTAGGTTGTATGTAAACGGTACATTGCGTAGTTGGATACATTATATAGAATTGCGTGGTGCTAACGGAACACAATTAGAGCATATAGAACTTGCTCATGCTGTAGCAGATGTTATTGCTAAAATATTCCCTATTGCAGAAGAATATAAAGAAAAAAATATCTAACCCGGAGCATCTCTGTGTGCTACACCATCTTTATTTGTTCTATCTAAGGCATTATCGTCATGCACCATTAATCCTTCGAACAGGAAGTCATAGTAGTATCCGTTTATATTAGATCTGCTCCACACAATATCATCTACTAACATATCTTGAAAATGTATTCCTGTGTTTCTTGTACCTGATTGCACATGCACCGGAATACTGTAACATAACTGTGGTGCTGTGAAAACTCTATACCCAGCATCTATTAATCTAACCATTCCTACTGGTCTAAAATGTGAACATGCTCCCCAACTTCCGCCACCAACTATAATTGTACCACCAGGTGGCACAAATTGGCTCACATCTTCGAGTTCGCACTCAGCATACATTTTTTTACGTGGATTGCATAGATAGTGTTTGTAATGCATTGGTGTAAATTCTTTGTCTTGATCTTCGCCTGTTAAAATTTTATCCTTATCAAAAGTAGGAGCATCTGAAGTTCTATAAGTAGCACTAATCAGTGTATCAAACTTAAAATTTTGTAGGAAACCGTGACATTTTTCTTGGTATACGGTTTGATAATCCAGCCATTCATCATAAGAGTACTTAGCAAATGCATTGGGACCATCTGCCGCTTTGATAATCGAAACCATTGAAAATGGGCTCCATATGTCTATCAATATCACTGCATCTACGTGGATTTGTGGCTTTTTATTCATACTATTACTTATCTTTTTCTAAAAACGGTTGACAAAACACAGATATTTGCTATAATAGTTGAACATTAAGCAAAAACAGGTAGGAGTGTATATGAACTTATTGGAAATCAAAAAAGCCGTTCAAAGCGGAAACTTCAGTTTAGCAGAACTTAATGAGCTTGGTGCTTATATCAATTCTGTAAAAACTTTCAATGCTAAAACTAGCATCAACGTTGGCGACAAAGTATACGTGGTTCAAAAGACCAAACGTACTTTAGGTACTGTTGAAAAAGTCAACATTAAAAAAGCCATTGTGACTTTGCCAGAAGGCCGTTACAATGTTCCTCTTTCAATGTTAGAATCTGCATAAGGAACCCAAATGAGAATATCAAAATCTGCAGGGTTAATCTGTATAGTTTTTCTCATTGGTTGTGGTGGAAGCGGAACATCGCCTTCTGTTGCGTTGGAACCACTTACACCGCCACCAACATCACCGCCACCAACACCACTATTTAATACAGAACCAATTGTATTAGATGACCCACAAACATACTACAATACGATTTGTAGTAGTCCTGTAATCTCTTCGGTTATACCAATCGATATAAACACAGATGAATATGATGATTTTGTAATTCATTACTGGTGCGATCAAGAAGAATTCGGTACTTCTGTTAGAGGTGAAACTGCTAACATTCTTGTAGCATTTGTCAGTGATGGTTTTGGTGGTTACAATGTAGACAACTATAATGTATTTGGCGAAAGTTATCCTAGTCTAGGTGGTGCAAGTAGAAAGTTCAAAGTGTTTGACATCAATGGCGACGGCAAACAAGATATTGCGTATGCTATGAATAACGAAGATGGCCGTAGTGCATATTCGTGGGAAGATCAACTAAGCAACGGCACACAACCAACTGTATTGTTAAGTACTGAAACAGGATTTACTGTTGAGCGTATGGGAGAAGAAGACTGGGGACATGCTGTTAGTATAACTGAATCAGGCGATGTTGTGTTTGCAGGATTTAATTACGGCACACAGGCATATAGATTACAAGGAGAGGAATGGATTGATGTTACATCAGAGTATCCTACAGTTAGTCCTTCGGCACATTTGATAAAAAATGGCACTATAGCAAATGCTGAAAGGCAACCAGACGGTTTTGGATTCTACTTAACCAAAGTTACCAATGGCGTTTGGGAAAGGTTTGCAGAATATATGTTTACAAAAGACTTTGATATACAATGGGAGTCTTGGAATAACAGTGGCACAGGAAACTATGACCCATATCCTGTATCAACATTCTATGGTAAAAAGTATATAGGAGGCATGTTTGATACAATGTGCGAATTTGATGGTATGTTAATTGCAAAATTAAATGCCGCTACTCTCAAAGATGGGTCAGAACCTATTGAGGGGCAATATTATCAAGAGACAGATACATACCCTGTAAACATGTTGATGTTTTTTGCACTAGTTGATGGAGAAATAGTGTTGCAAGATAGCCCTATTACAGTTGAAGACATAAATGTAAATTACAACAACTGGACTTGCAATGATATAAACAATGATCAAGGCAGTGATATTGTTGCTAGTGTATTCTCTGAAACATGGATTGATAGCAGAGAATATAGGGGCGGTGTGCCGATTGTTTATCTCAATGATGGAACTGGTAGTTTAACAAGTGTTGATATTAGCGAATGGCCCACATTCTCACAAGAAGTAGATACTGCTGGATTTATGCATGATATTGACAATAATGGCACCACAGATCTCATTATTCACACCCTAAGTACCCATCAAGTTAGGGCAGATATAGAGATTTATACCACAAATAGTGGCATTTAGTGGTTGACAAAACACAGATATTTGCTATAATATACGCATAATTTGTAAAAAAGGTAGGAGTTTTTATGCAAACATTAGTAATCCATACACAACACAAAGAAAACTACGGTGCTCACGACTGGAATGGTGAGGGTGAATGTCCTCAGTATTGGAAGTTCAAGGGCGGTAGCACTTACTTTGTGACTGACCTAACTGGTAAGCAGATCAACAAGATCGCCCAGCATGGTATTCCTACCCTCTCAGCAATGATTGAGAGTAGCAATGAAAGTTTCGAAGAATATATCCTGGATTGGGAAATCCGTGACCTTGGTAAAAATGGCGACGGCAAAGGTCCTATTTGCGAACCATGGGAAACTCCAGTAGAGTTTTACTGGAAGATGGACCGTTGGTTATGTCGTACCCATCACACTCCCAATCCTGAATATAGCCATTGGAACCGTGCCATTATTGGCAAGGCAGAGCAATGGATTCCGTTAGAAGAAAACGGACGTTCAGACTACCAATGTCAGTATAAGACTGCTAATGGTTGGTTTGATTCAAGCTCTGATCAACTCAAAGCAGAAATACAAGGAGCGGCGTAATGAAGTTTACTTTAAATTTAACACACCTAGCAACAAATATACCTGCTAGTGAACCACTTTCAAGTCTAGAGGCTATGTGGTGGTTGGCAAGTTTAGCCGCTGACGATTCTAGAAACCATGTTAACAGTTATTTTTTAGAAGACAGGGTTTTTAGAAGTGTTTCCAGTAGGACTGGTATCGAATATGATGACGGCAATTGGGAAATAGACGGGGTAGTTTCTGGTTGACAAATCCTATAATTTTGCTATAATACATGTATAGTTTAAATAAAAAGGTAGGAGTTTTTATGAACCCATGTAACATTATACAACAACTAGAAAGCGATAACAGTTCTCTAGCCAAGCAACAAATACTTAAAGACAACATTGACAATGCAGAATTTATTGCAGGGTCTACAATGTGTCTTGATCCTCTTGTAACTTTTGGCGTTAAGCAAGTGCCAACAACAGACACTATGGGACCAGGAGTTAGTTGGGATTTATTTAAGTCATTAGCAGACAAATTAATTGCTAGAGACCTAACAGGACATGCGGCAAGAGATGCCATTCAAACACTAGCAGACCATAGCACTATCGACCAATGGAACGATTGGTACCGTAGGATTCTTATCAAAGACCTACGTTGTGGTACTGGTGCTAAACTGTTCAACAAAGTACAAAAAGATACTATTCCTCTATTTGGTTGTATGTTAGCACATGATGGTGCTAAACATCCTAAAAAGATTGTAGGCGAATGCTTTATTGAATACAAGTATGATGGAGTAAGAGTTATTGCTATTGTGCAAAACGGTGATGCTACATTGTATTCACGTAATGGTAAGTTACTAGAAAACTTCCCACACATCAATGAAGCACTAAGCAGATCAGAGTTTGAAGGCTTAGTATTTGATGGCGAAGTAATGAGCGAAGATTTTCAAACATTGATGAGACAAGTACACAGAAAAGAGGGTGCTCAAACTGAAGATTCATATCTAGCAGTATTTGACATGCTCACACTTGAAGAGTTTAACGCAGGTGGAACAGAGCATGGTGCTATGTTTAGACGCCAACGTATACTAGACATTAGCAGTAACTTTAACAGCAGAATACAGTTAGTTGATGCAACAGTTGTAGACTTAGACACAGACGAAGGGCAGGTACAGTTCAAAGATATGAACAAACTTGCGTTAGCCGAAGGCTATGAGGGTCTAATGATAAAGCCTATCAATGATCCGTACAAGTGCAAACGTTCACATGCTTGGTTAAAGATCAAGCCGTTCATTGAGGTAACACTTGAAGTAGTAGGCGTTGAAGAAGGCACAGGCAAAAACGAAGGCATGTTAGGTGCTCTTGTTGTTGCTGGTAATGACGATGGCAAAGACTTTCATCTAAATGTTGGTAGTGGCTTAACTGATGACATGCGTAAAGATGTATGGGCAGTTAAAGATGCTGTAATCGGACAGTTAGTTGAGATTAGAGCTGATGCGGCAACACAAAGTCAAGACGCTGATGACATTTGGAGCCTTAGGTTCCCAAGGTTTAAGACCTTTAGAGGATTTGAACTAGGAGAAAAGTTGTAATGGCTTGGCAGAAAGATTTTTTAGTTGAGGAGAAACCTCATATGGATGGTACTTGGGGAGGAACCCACAGAGTCTATGCTTTCCCTAACGGCTATGGAGCAAGTGTTATACCAGAGTATAAAGATATAACAACCAGAGACGGTAGGTTTCGTAGAACGCCTATCAAGGGTAGTTGGGAAGTAGCAGTTCTATTTGAAGACGAACTTTGTTATACAACACCTCTTACTAGTGATGTTATTCGCAGACTCAATGACCCACAAGTAGATGATATCCTGATTAAAATACGCAATCTAAATAGTTAGGTAAATATGGGTATGGACCAAAAAATACTCGATATTCTCGGCAGAGAAAAAAACAGACAAGATAATTCAATAGAACTCATAGCAAGTGAAAACTATGCCAGTGAGGCAGTGATGGAACTAAGCGGAAGTATATTTACAAATAAGTATGCTGAAGGTTATCCAGGAAAACGTTACTATAATGGTTGCGACCACATGGACGAAATTGAGTCTATGGCTATAGAAGAAGTTACTAAACTGTTTGGTTGTAACTTTGCTAATGTACAACCACATTGCGGAGCAAATGCCAATACGGCAGTTTACCAAGCATTCTTAGAACCAGGTGATAAGATACTAGGCATGGACTTAGCAAGTGGTGGACATTTGAGCCACGGGTCACCACCTAACATTTCAGGTAAAATTTACCAAGCATATCATTATGGCGTAGATGCCGAAGGGTTATTAGATTACGATGCTATAATGGACCAAGCAAAAGAAGTACGACCACAGATGATTGTTGCTGGTGCTAGTGCATACCCAAGACAAATAGATTGGGCAAAGTTTAGAATTATAGCAGATGAAGTAAATGCTTTACTTCTAGTTGATATGGCACACTACAGCGGTCTTATAGCAGGTAAATGCTACGATAGTCCTATTCAGTATGCTGATGTAGTAACAAGTACAACACACAAGACGCTACGCGGTCCTAGGGGCGGTATTATACTGTGGAACAAAGAAGAATACAGTAGACGTATTAATAGTGCAATCTTCCCAGGCACACAAGGTGGCCCATTAATGAATATGATTGCCGCTAAAGCACAATGTTTTGTTGAAGCAAATTCTTCTGCATTTGGCATGTATGCAAATGATGTATTAGTAAATGCTAGAGCATTTGCAGAACAACTTACAGCAAATGGATTTGAATGCTTGACAGGAGGCACAGATTCGCATATAATATTACTTGACTTAACAAACAGAGGAATGAGCGGTAAGTCCGCGGCAAACTTATTAGAGATGAATGGTATAACAGTTAACAAAAATGGTATACCAAACGACCCTAGGAGTTTTACAGAAACAAGTGGTATCAGGTTAGGTACTGCGGCTGAAACAACTAAAGGCCACGACACTCAATGGTTTAGAAATTTAGCAGATGAGATTGCCGATATTATATAATGAAAAAGAAAGAAGAAATGTTAGTAATCACAATGGAAGAATGTGGTGAACTAATACAAGCATGTAGCAAGATGATACGTTTTGATGAGCCATGCGACACAAAGCAGTTACAAGAAGAAATAGGTGACGTTATGTGTATGATAGAAATACTTAAA